GGACGTAGTTCAGCCTGGTAGAGCGCTTGCATGGGGTGCAAGAAGTCGGAGGTTCGAATCCTCTCGTCCCGACCAAAGTGGATGACTGCCTAAATTTGACAGTTTATTAAAGGGGAAAGCCAAGGAAAATCCTAGCTTTCCCTCATCTATTTCAAGAGTTCGCAGAATGAATTTTAAAAGATTTCTTTTTGCTTCAAAATTGGGCGATTTTAGGAAAATATCCCAAGAATTGTTAGCAATATCAACGAGTTCGCAAATTATATCGTTAAAGCCATCATCTGCTTCAGAGTGAGCGGCAATTAAAGTCTTAATTTTTTCTTTTTCAGCTATAAGTTCATTGTTTTTTTCGATGTAATCTTTTTTTGCTATTCCATCATCCAAGTATAAATTACATAGACGGTCAATCCGGTTGAGCGTGCGAGTTAAGTCTGCTTTAAGTTGGGTCAGTTCGGCATCTCGGTATTTTATTTCCGATTCTTTTGAGTTTTTTAAATGCTCGTGCAGTTCTGCAACCATATCTTCAGGAATCTTTATGCTGTGCAAAATATAGGCAATTTGGTCGGTTATATCCTTTTCGGGGATATATTTACGGTGTCCTTGTTTATCGTAGCAAATAATATAGGAAAAGCGCCCTTTTTTTAAGTCGCAGGAGCATATTTTTCCGCTATTGACACAGCGGATAAGGCCTCGATACAAAAATTGTTTTTCGCCATATTTATAAGGTTTATTAGCGGCTTTAATTCCCGTTCGTATTTCCTGACATTTATTCCATAATTCTTGGCTGATGAGAGGTGGATAGATATGCGGTTGTAAACTTCCTTTCCATTTCATCATTCCGTAATAAAAGGGGTTTTTCAGCATTTTGTGGATGTTTGATGTGGATATGGGGTTTCCGTTTCTTCCTAGTAGATTGTGTTGTGTGGCAAAATTTTGTAGCTCTTTAATAGAGATTTTACCCAGTGAATATATTTCAAACATTCTTTTTACAAGCGGGGCATAAACAGGATGAGGGCGAACTCTTCCTTTTCCATACTCGTCCCGATAATTTTCATAACCAAGCGGAGCTGAACTTGTTATTTCACCGTTTTTAGCTTTGTATTCGAGGCTTCTCTTTACATTTTCTGAAAGTTGTAAGACATAGCTCTTGGCTCCCATAACAGCAAAATCCCATTGCATAATGTTGATTGTATTGGCGTTTTTGCTGATAATCATATTTTCCCGCAAAAAATGCAGTTCAATTTTTCCGTGCCGGACAAGGTCATCCAGCATGACGCTTTCTTTAAAGGAGCGTTGTACACGGTCGACAGCATCGGCCAGTAAAGCAATTGTTTCCTTTTGCTTTTTACAGAAATCAATCACTTCTTTAAATTTTTTTCTGTCTCCCTGTGTTGAAGATTCTACAATTTGAAAAGATTTTAGTACTTCAAGTTTTTTTCTTTTCGCATATTCTATAAGGCGTGTATTTTGGGCGTCTAGGCTGAGCCTGTCCTCTTGCTCCTTTGATGATACCCTCGTCAAAATAACAGCCTTCATCTTTGAGTCCTTTCCACATTTCACATAGGCATTGCATCGCTCCGGAGAAACAAAAAATACCGTATTCTATGCTCTCTTCAGGCGAATCCGCCAGCTCTTTTATATGTTGTTCCAGACTCTTCATTATATTTTTTTCGTTTAAAATTCAAGTTTAAAAGGCGGGCGCAGTAGTTCCAATTTAACCTGATGTGCCAAAATCTGCGCCCGCTGTCGTGCGGTACCGCCATTCACTTTCCTTTATACTCCCTTTGCCGAAAGCTTGAACCCTTGCGGGCTGGACAGTTTAAAAGCCTCCGCACAATGCTTTTAAAGGAAGGCAGGGAGGATAGAAGTAAGCCCGATATTTTATCCCCTGCGCCCCGGGCTTCGCTCTATCTGCGTTATGTAAGCCGCAGGGGAAAGGTTTTTTTAGTGAAATCTTATTGTTGTTCCCTTGTAAATAAACCCTGAACAAACGGCACCTTCTATCTTTACGCCATTTTTATAAGCAATAAATCCTGTCGAATAAAAATCTTCGCTGCCACAGGTGAAAAAATCATATCCGGTTATTGTAATGTTTTTAAAACCTTGTTCTTTTAAAACTCTTGTGGCGGTTTGACTATCGCTACAGGATGATACAAACAGCATTATTAAAAATATAAACTTTTTCATTATTTTTAAGCCTCTACAAAATTATGCGAACAGTTATCTTTAGCAAAGGCGTCAACAATCTTCTGCGCAAGGGCTATTTGCCCTTTGCCGGTGATTTTAGTTGTAAAACGCTGTCTGACGCCCGATGGTGTTGCAACAGATGTGCTGGTAACTTCCAGGTATCCATTGTCTACATATTTCTGGTATGGCATATTGTTTTCCATTATGTATTTATTGGCGCGTAGCCATTTATAGAGCCTTTTTTCGCCAACATTTACCCCCTCTGAATCCGATAAAGCTTTGGCATAATCGCGTATCAATACTGAATTAACGCTTGCCTCAACCGATTTGGCGAAGGATACATACGGCTTGTTTTCTTGTTTTTCCTCCTCAAGGGCTTTGCGCTTTTCGCGTTCTTCCTTTAAGTTGGTGGCAAGCTGAATAAGCGTGTCGGGATTCAGCAGAGCCTCTTCAATCTTTTGTTCGGTCAGGTAGCCGCCGTGTTTGCGGATAGCGGGAAGAACCTCTTCGAACACCCAGTCTGAAAACTTTTCGGCAGAGGGAAGTTTAGAATTTGTTATCAGTCTATAAACATCCGATTCAGGAATTATAGTTGTTTCCTGCATTCTGCCTAACGAATCGATGACGTCGTATTTCACGACCCCACGGCAATGACGGATAATAGCATCGCGCGGATTCTTAAATCCTAATGTTTCTGCTACGTCTTTGGCGACAAAATAAATTTTATCGTCAATCGTTACGGTTCTGATGCTGTTTTGTTCAAAATTAAAAGTTTGCAATTCGTTCATCATTGTTACTCTTTTATCAGTTGCAGGGGCGTGTCAATTTTCTCGCCTATAGTTGCATAACTATAGCTATCTGTTCACGCTGGAAGTCCGAAAGCTTATTATAGTCAATCCCATCGTCCTCTTCTGCGGCAAGCATTATGTTTTCTTTTAAGATGGTTATTTTAATTTCACGGTCTGATGTGTCTTCCATCGGAAGATATGCCATAGCACTTTCAAAATCGCGCAAGACGGCAGATAAGGACTTGATTACTTTACTGCTGTTTTCGTTTTGAATGCTTATTTTGTTCAAGAGTTTACGCGCTTGAGTGTATACGCTGTACACTTCTGATAATATCGTCATATTTTTATCCTTTATATTTACATTGCTGCTTCAAGCTGTTCTGCCATCATTAAAGCTTCCCGCTCACGGTCTGTTAAATTATCTGGATGGAAGACCGATTCACAGTCTTCAGTACGGGCAAGCAAATTGTTTTTGAGCAGTGTAAATTTAATCTGCTTGTCATTTTTGTCTTCAACGGGTATATAAGCACAAACTGTTTCTAACTCACAAATTGCAGCACAGATTTTATCTGAAAGTTCTTCTTTTTCATGAGTGTCTAAATTTTGATTAAGTTTGTTTAGATAGTTTTTTAGATTGATATACGTGTTATACGTATCAGATAATGCTGTCATTTTCTTTATCCTTTAAAATCTTGGTGGTTATTATTTCTTCGATTTGGCTAATCATAAAAAGCAGATTTTCCGTATTTGGATATTGTTTTATAAATTCAAATTTAAGCCGGATGTCATCGGATTCTTCGATGGGAAGACATTCCATGGCGGTTTGTATATTTCCAAGAGCGTCGGAGAGAGCATCTGACGCTACTCCTAAAGGCGTGTTTACTTTTACTGTGCTGGGAATCTCTTCGAGAAATAATCTTAGATTCTTATACAGATTGTGCAGTTTGGCTATTTTACTCATTTTTTCCTCGCGAATTGTTGAATGTCTTTTCTGGAAAAAATCAATAAATCAAAAAGTTTTATTTGTCAATAAAAAAATAAATCAAAAAGTTTTATTCTTAAATCTATATGAAAATAGCCCCTTAATTCAGGGGCTTGTTTTTATCGGCTGTTAAATTTCGGATAAGTTTTGCAATTTCTTCCAGTTTATCAGCGATAAAATTGAGGGTTTGTTTATAAATTTCCTCTTCCATATTGCGACTCCTTTTGATGGAGAGCCTTAAACGCTAAGGCGGCGGAGCTCAAAACACGCCACAATATCGTGCCTGCTTATTCAATGTATTACACAGACTCCGCCAAAGCGGTATATTGTGGACGAACTTTTGAGGTTCAAAAATATATTATTAGAAGAGGGAAAAAAGTCAAGCTTTTCAATTATTCTCTTTCATGTATTCTGTTTTGTTTGTATATATTTGCTTTATTTTGTTTTTGTGCAGTAGAATTTTGAGGCGTACTTTTTTTTCTGAACAAAGCAAGAAGTTCTTTTTCTTCAGGTGTCAAAATAGGGGATTGCCAATCTAAGGGTAATAACTCGCATGGTCTGACGTTAAGCACTTGCGAAATTTTTTTCATCCATCTTGTATCTAAATCGCTTGCGCCAGTTTCTAATTTATAAATAGCCGTTTGGCTAACACCAAGCATTTGGGCTAATTCAACCTGTGTTAGCCCTCTTTCCTTACGCAACTCTCTAATTCTATTATCAGCCACATCTATTCCTTTCAATATATGTATAGTATAACATATTTTCTTTTTATTTTCAACCCAATGCTGTTAATAAATCAAAAAGTTTTAATTTAAAGCTTGAAAAATAAATCATAAAGTTTTAATAAGTGAGGAAAGGAGATTTTTTTATGAAATTGAAAAATTGGCTGAGAAAAGAAAACAAGACAATGGCTGATATGGCACGTGATTTAAATCTTAGCCATACAGCCGTTAGGTATTGGGTAGAAGGTTATCGTTATCCGCGCTTGTGTCAAATTCAAAAAATTGTTGCTTATACAAAAGGCGAGGTAACTGCGAACGACTTTTACGGGGAGAAAAACGAGTGATTTTGTTATTTATTTTATTTCTGGCTTATTTTGTAGGCAGTTTAAAGTATGTATTTACTGGAAGATGTTGGAAAGTTTCTCTTGGTACAATGGAACGCTTTAACTGTGCAATAGCGACAGAGCTGACAGTGGAAATTATATTTTTCCTTAGTTGGGGTATAGCAAAATTATGAAAGATGCCCGTGTGGGGTAAGAGGGTGCGAATATGAATAGCAGGCAGAATAAGCACAGTTTTCAGAACTCGGGGACGCCCGCCTCTTTCCTGTTTCTATCAGAATTTTAATGAAAAGGGCTGAAATCAATGGAATGGATAAAGGTACCGACAGACATTTTGGCACGGAGAGCACCGGACAAAGAGATTCTTGCCATTGTAAAATATCAGATGGTGTGGGGGCTGTTAGAAAGGGAGCCGACTGAACGTGAAGCGCTTAGATGGATGACGCGTAAACAGCTTGACGAAGCCTTGTCGTGGGCAGATGACATAAAAAATCAAATGCAAAATGATTTAGATTCAATCAACGCAAAAAGAAAACGAGATAAAAAATATTATAAGCGAAATCAATGTGTTAATAAAAAATCCGACGCACTGACCGATGGACTGACCGACGCACTGACCGATGGACTGACCTACGCACTGACCGATGGACGGTCAGTCTCCACAGATAAGATAAGAGAAGATAAGACTAAAGAAAACCCCTTAACAGGGGTACAAGAAAGGGGCGAAAATTTTTCGCTCCCCCCCTCAAGGGAAATTTTTTCAGATGAGGAAATGCCTGTTCAACCAGAAGCAGGTTTTGATGAGGCGGCAAATCAAATGGAAATTTTTACTGAAGACGAATCCCCGCCTCAAAATATTTCTGCCCGAAAAATCAGTTCACTATCAGAGTTTGAAGCTTGGAACTGGCGCGAGGATGAAGTTTTTTGCATTTGGTTAGATTTAAGGTTAATACCTCTGGCAGCCAGCGGCAAGCAGGAAATTTTGAAGGATGAGAATTTTTTCAATCGGCAGAAGGAAGAATGCATCAATTACTGCCGTTCAAAGGGCAAAAAGTACAAAGATTACGCTGCTTTTTTCAAAAACTGGATATTGAAGGAATGTAAAAACAGGAGGATAATTGTATGACAGATTATCGTGAAGAAATGTCAAGATTGGGGATGGGGGCGATTACTACTTCGGGGAAGTATCTTTGTCCACGGTGTTCTTCTAGTCGTAAAAACAAGCATGACCGTTGTTTATCGGTTACTTTTGAAGCAGAGGGCGTTGCTTACAAATGCCATAATTCGGGATGTGATTTTGAAGGATTTATTTCTTACGACAATCGGTATAAACCCAATGTCAAAAGGACATTTATTCGTCCGCAAAGGCATCAGGAAGACGATGACCGCAGTAGGTTGGAAAAGTATTTTGCTGCACGGGGAATTTCGGCTAATACGTTGAAAGTTTATCAAGTGGCGAGCCATGGTAAATTTATTATTTTTAATTATTTCAAAAATGGAGAACTGGTTAATGTCAAAACCAGAGAAAATTTACCGGAAGGCAAAAAGACTTTTTATCAGGAAAAAGACAGCGAAAAAACATTTTACGGTATGGATGTTGTGCCGGCCGATGTTAAAAGGCTTATTATTTGCGAGGGGGAAATTGATGTTTTAAGTTTTTATGAAGTTGGGCTTTATGCTGTTTCTGTTCCGCAGGGTGCCGGTGAAAAGAAACTGGAGTGCATAGATAACTGCTGGGATTTTCTGCAACGTTTTGATGAATATATTCTTGCCGGAGACAGCGACGAGGCCGGGTTGGTACTACGAGGCAATCTTATTAACCGTTTGGGAAAAGAAAAATGCAGAATTGCCGATTGGGGCAAATATGAGGTTAAAGGCAAGGATGCAAATGATTTTTTGCAAAAGGAACCCTCTGTTATCAGGGATTGCATTGACACGGCAGAATTTGTTCCTTTAGCGGGAATTGCCACTTTTTCCGGGGCAAGAGATAAAATAGCTGATTATTATTTGCATGGTTACAAGAAAGGCGCATCGACCGGCTGGAGTAATCTGGATAATATTTTTACAATAAAACCCGGTTTTATGATGATTGTTACAGGAATACCGACAAGAGGGAAGAGTTTTTTTGTTGACAATTTGCTTGTTAATCTGACGCAAAATGAGGGGTGGAGGCATCTCATAGTTTCGTTTGAGAATACATTAGAAAACCATTTTTCACGGTTTTATTCGATGTATACGCATAAAGGATTTTCCCGCAATCAGTCAACTTTGGAAGAAGTTATGAACGGAGTAGACCTTTTGAGCGGATACTTTTACCGGCTGGAAGTAAATCGTGGTTGGAATGTTGATGAGATTATTTCTCAAGCAGAATATGCGGTCCGGCGTTATGGCATTAAAACTTTAACGATTGACCCGTATAACCGATTGGACAGAGATTTTACGGACAGAGAAGATTTGTTTATTGGTGAAATTCTGAAAAAATTGTCGTTAGCTGCTAAGCGTCTGGATATATTTATAATTTTTGTAGCTCATCCCAAGAAAATGAATAAGGAGGATGGTGCGCCTGATATGTATGCTATCAGTGGTTCAGCTGATTGGTACAATATGGCAGATTATGGAATAACAATCCACCGAGAGAGATTGGCTAATACCAAACAATTAAGTGAAGATACTAAGGTTATTGTTCACAAAGTCAAAGATTTTACGTTAGGGAATCCGGCTGGCGGGGAATGTGTGTTGTCATACAACAGGAGTAGGTTTGTTTTGGAGGAAAAATCGGCTGTAACACAAAGATATTGGGGGACAAAATGACGGATTTTAAGACCTTTGGCGAAGCGTGTGGCGAATTAATTCGCGGATGGGAGAAAAAGATGACAGAGACTAAGCGTTGCACAAAATGCGGGAGAGAGCTGCCGCTGAGTGAGTTTTACAGGGACGACGCCCACAGTGATGGGCGCCATTCCTGCTGTAGGGGGTGTATCAAAAAAACAAGACGGGAAGCATTTCTAAGAAATGTGGAGCTTAGCCGGGCTTTAAAAAAGGCGGATGAGACACTTGGCGGCTGGAAAGCGTATGGGCTGAAACATCCCAAGCCGGGAGAATATAAGTATAACATTGTATTTACGGATGGGCGGCTTTTCAGGACGAATGATATTAAAATTTTCCGGGGATATTTATTGGAATTATAAGGAGAGGGCGATGGAAGAATATGTCAATAAGGAAGAATTGAAACGGCGTGGATTTCAACGAGGAAAAGACCATGTGTGGCGTCAGTTGAGCGTATTGGAACAGTTGGCACAGTATGGATGGCTGGACTATGGTTCTCGAAAGTTTACGGCGCTTGACAGGCTTTCGGCGGGAAAACGGTTTTACAGCGATTTTCAAGCTTCGGGGATGCAATCTCTTGGTGTAAATGATATGGAGCGGATTAAAGTTGATGGCGGGGGAAATGACAGCGCTCCTGAATATGTGTTAATGGCGCGTGAACGTTTCGTCCGCGCATTGCGGGCAATAAACCCGGATTTTTTTCCAGTTATTCACAAAGTTGTGTTGGAAGACAAAATGGTTGCTCTAAAAGGCACCGAATGGATAAAAATAAAGCAAAAAACACACTTGTGTACGTTTTTATGTTTGGGGTTGGATGAACTGATTTGTCATTACTTAAAAAAACATATTGACAATACTAAGTCGTTATGTTAATTTTTTTATATGATGGAAGATTAGGCTTAAAAGCCAGCTTCCATTTTTTTGTTGAATGTTCATTAACTCGCCGCCCGTGGCTTTTGCTTCGGGCGTTTTTTTTACAGGAATAAAAGATATGTACGCAAAAATAGAGAAAGGAAATTCAGGAAATTATATGTTGCTGGAAGTCAAGGCGCAGGTTTCGTTCGGTTCCAAAAGAGTTATCGGTTTAGATGTTTGGGATTATATGATTGCGCAGGAACAAACAAACGGGGAATGTTATGATGACAGTGAACACGCTGCAAATGCTGACCGTTTGCTGGAGCTACTGGGGTTTGGAAATGGCGAACCGCTTATTTTTCTGCCGGAACCCCGCTATAAACCGCGTTATGGCTGTACGAACGAGGTTGTCCCGACGGGAAATGTAACTATTTCCGGCATAAACGTTGACGGTGTCAATTATTTGACGACAGGAAATATATTTATTGTCAATGAATGCGGGAAAACAATACAGAGAGTTTAATTATGGGGCGTCCGCTGAAATTTAAGAGTGTCAAAGAGCTGCAAAAAAAGATTGATGCTTATTTTGCCTGCTGTGAGAAAGACGGGGAACCTCTTACTATCACCGGCTTAGCTTTGGCGTTGGATACATCTCGTGAAACGTTAATGGAATATGGCGAAAGAGAAGAATTTGTTGACACGATAAAAAAGGCTAAGCTGAAAATCGAACATGCGTATGAATTGCGTAATATCAAACGCGGGAATGCAGGTGATATTTTTGCGCTGAAGAATTTCGGTTGGAAAGATAAGACGGAAAGCGACGTTACGCTTGGGGGAAGTATCAACGTTATGCCTTCAGTTAAGCTGGACGGGCAGGAACTTGTCCTGAACATTGGAGATAACCCGGATGTTGGAACTGCCGGAAATACTTAACGTTCCCCCGAAGCTTATCCCCTTTGTAACGAATTTGGGGAAATACCGGTATTATTTGGCAGAAGGCGGGCGCGGAAGCGGTAAGTCGCAGGTTTTCGGCCGTCTTGTTTTATATTTGTGCGAGAAAAGGAAAGTTTCAGTATGTTGCGGACGAGAAACGCAGACCTCTATTGAAGATTCCGTTTATAAGCTTTTGGTGAAGCTGATTAAGAAATATGAGCTTAATTTTGAAATTACTTCAGCCAAAATAAGGCACAGGGTAACGGGGTCGGAAATTATTTTCCGGGGTTTTCGCGAGCAGGGCGTTGAAAACACCAAAGGTATGGAAGGATTTGACATTGTTTGGGTTGATGAAGCCCAAATGTTGTCCAAGCGGACGATTGATGTTATTATCCCGACAATCCGAAAGGAAAATTCGGAGGTATGGTTTTCGATGAACCGTCGTGTCCGTAATGACCCGGTGTATGTATTTTGCTTAAACCGGCCGAATTGCCTGCATATTCATGTTGATTATTTTGATAATCCGTTCTGCACCAAAGAGCTGCTGGATGAAGCGGAAATCTGCAAAAAACAGAACGACAAGGATTACCGCCATATTTGGCTTGGCGAGCCGCTGGCGGAAGCGGAAGACTATCTGTTTAACTCGTCGAAGGTTGCAGAGATGTCTAAAATTGAGCCTTGGGGCGATATGTTTCCGAAGCAGCGGGTTATCGGCATTGATTTCGCGGCAAAAGGAAGCGATTTGTCCGTGGCGACGGTTCTTGACCGGGTCGGGCAGACGCATTGGCGCGTTGTGGCACAGGAAGCGTGGTCGGAAGCTGACCCGATGATTTCCACCGGAAAAATTGTCAACCTTTTGGGGCAGTATCGGCCGACGGCGTCAATAATTGATATTGGCGGGATGGGATATGTTGTTTACGCGCGCTTGTTGGAGCTGGGCGTAAGCATTAATCCGTTTGACGGGGCTGAAAGAAGTCTGGCAAAGGAATACGGCAACACGCGGGCGTGGGGCTATTATATGCTTAACGAGTATATCAATGAAGGCCGGATTATTATGGACAGCCCGATGACGGAGGCGGAGCTGTTGGAAATCAGGATAAAATATAAGTCCAACGGCGAACGGCTGATTGTCAGCAAGGACGAAATGCGGAAAAACGGAATTCATTCACCGGACAGGGCGGACAGCCTGATGATGGCCGTATTTTGCATTAAGAACTTTATCGGGGAAAAGCAAATGGAAGCGCCGCATAAAATTATACGGCGTTCGGTTTCAAAATTTTAGGGAGAAAAAATATGGGAAGCGTTGTCAAAGGCGTGGGAAAGCTTGTGGGAGGCGTATTGGATGCTGTTGGACTTGGTTATGATGAGCCAAAAGCTAATTATAGTGCAGCAGACCAGTTGATAGAGGATAAAAACAAAAACACCAAGAAAAGACGTGCTTTGTATAGCACTTCAGGAGGAGCATTGGGACAGGAAGTCTTTGGTGTCGATAACAACAGACGTGGTAATTTGTTTGGGAATTAAAGAGATGAGTCAGGGAAAGCAATTATTACGGGCATTTGTGGATTATGCAAATAATCGTAACGTTTATAAAGAAGAGGGCTATCACTCATTGGATGATTATTTTAAAGGGCGCGTGGAAGGAATAAAAAGCGATACGCTTTATGGCAGAGATGGTTATTCTAATGTGAGATATTCTTATATTGGAAAAAATGATGGTTCTCAAGACCGGAACAACAGTACGGTTTTTGGCAACCAAAGACGGCGTAATTTGTTTGGAAATTAAATGAAAAATACGTTTGACATCATTAAAAAGCGTTACAATGAGCTGAAAAGCGAGCGCCAGAAGTATGTTTCCCGCTGGGAAGACATTGCTAAATATGTCGGTATCCGAGTGCGGCCGCAAAACTATTTTAACCAAGGGGAAGTGAACAAAGACGAGGATTTGGACAAGTATACCGAAGACCCGACGGCTTCGCTTTCCGTACAGCAGGCTTCCAATTATCTGAAGGGTATCATGTGGGGCAATGGCGATGGTGCGATTTCAATAGAGCCGTCAGATGATGTTTTGGAGCTGGTAAGCGGCGATTATGTTATGCCGTGGTATGAATATGCTTCCGAGCAGATTTTAACGCAGATGAACCACTCAAATGCCGGGCTTAATTCTGCTTTGGACGCTTATTTGTATGACCAGCACGCGTTTGGAACATCCGGCGTCGGGTGTTATCCTAATTCGGCTTATAGCAAGGGCTATGATACCAACGTTTTGCTGTTTCGTCCGTATGGAGTGGATACGCTTTGCATCGACGAGGGTAAAAACGGGATGGTCGAAATTGTCAGCAATACTTATCAATGGCGCTGCAACCGTCTGGTTTCGGAGTTTTGCAGCCGGGAAGACGGTTTTGACGAGGAAATGTTTAAGCGTTTGCCGGAAAAGGTTCAGGCTGCTTGGAACAACCAAAATCTTAACAATATTTTCACCGTCGTACAGATGATTGTGCCGCGTGAGGATTTTGTACCGGGAGCATTGGGTAAAAAGGGTTGTAAATATGTCGGCTATTGGTTCGAGGAAAGCGAAGACCACGCTTTTTATGAAGAGGATTACCGCGATATGCCTATTCCGGTGGCGCGGGCTGTCAAAATACGCGGCGAAGTATATGGACGCGCTCCGGGAACGATGCTGATTTCGACAATTCGCTGTATAAATCAGGCTGTTTCGGACTGCATGACGACAATGGCCAAAATGGTTGAACCGCCTATCGGCATCTTAAATACGGCGTTGTTTGGCGACGATGTGGTTGACACTTCGGAAAAGGGGTTGACTGTTTTTAACGCTGCTAAATTGAACGGAGAGAGTCCGATTATCCCGATACAGGACGTCGGAGACCCCTCCAAACTGGTGGCGTGGCTTATTCCGTATTTGAATGAAAAAGTGGCGACAGCGTTCGGAATTGATGTTTTGTTGGATTTTGCCGCTAACTCTGATATGACGGCAACCGAAAGCTTGCAACGCTTTTCTATACGCGGAAAGTCCATTTCCGGCATGATATTGCAGCAGAAAACAGAGCTGTTTGAACCGCTAATCCGCCGGGCGGTATCAATTCTTATGGATAAAGGGATACTCGGGGTTGACCCCACCGATGAGGAATTGGTGGTGCAGCTGATGGAGCGGGGATTGCAGGAAAGGATTGTCCCCGATGCTGTTGTGCAGTGCATTATGGAAGGGAAACCGTGGTACAAAATCAAATTTAACAATGACGTGGACAAGCTCGGCAAAACGGAGAAGGTTGACGACCTCTTGAGGCTGATAAATGTTATTACGGCGTTAATGGCGGTTAATCCGCAGATTTCTATGGCGGTAAACTGGTATAAGCTTTTGGCTGATGTATCTGAAGCACTTGGTTTTCAGGGCAATATTATGTCGGAAGACGAGTTCAGGCAGCAGATACAGGTACAGGCGGCGCAGCAGCAGGCAATGCTACAGGCGCAGCTCGGCGAGGCTGACGCCCGGGCAAACCGGGAAAATGCGCTGGCTTTAAAGGAGATGAACAATGCAGAATAGCCTTTTGTCGGGGATTGAAGAATACAGGGAAAAGCAGGAACGGCAAAAAAAGGAACTAAAAGAATTTAATGACAGGATGCGCAGTATTGCGAACCGTTTGTTCAGTACGAACGACGGCAAGGAATATGCCCGCCAGATGATAAGGGCTTGTCGTTTGCTGGAGGCGGAACCGAGGGTTTTGTCGGCAGAAGAACTGCGGAATCTTCAGGCGCAGAAAGATTTCGTCAATATGTTTGTAACAAGGCTGGTAGACAGGAAAGTGTTTATCGGCATTTTGGAAGGGATTTAATTCATGGAAGAATCAATGACAGACGTTTCTGAACAAGGTTCAGAGACACAATCTGACGCAAATGCCGCTGGGGGTGATACCGGCGGCTTTTCTGTTCCCGAAGAATATAAAGACGCGGGATGGAGCAAAAACATCAAGTCTTATGACGACCTTTGGAAAATGAACGCCAACGCGCAGAGCCTTATCGGCCGGAAGACCATCGGCATTCCGTCTGATAAGTCGACACCGGAAGAATGGCAGAGCTTTTTTGAAAAGGTGCGTCCGGAGAAGTCCGAAGAATACGGGCTTGAGCTTGAAGGTGATGACAAGGCCTTTTATGAAAAGCTGTTTTTCGACAACGGAATAAGTACAACGCAGGCCAAAGGAATTATGAACGCCTATCAGGCGCGTATGCAGCAGGCAGCGGCAGGGCTTGTGTCGGAAGAGGGATTCAGACAGGAAATGCAGGGGCGCTTCGGCGACAAGTACGAAGACACGGTGAAATCTCTGTCCGCGCTGATTTCCCGGGAGGCAAGCGAGGCTGATAAAAAGGTACTGAATGCTATGCCCAATAATGTGCTGGGGATTATGTACGGTATTATTAACAGCATTAAGACACGATATGCCGTAAATGATTCCGACGCGGCAAAATCCGGGGGCAGCGTGGCTTCGGGCGTTCCCGATTATGCAAAGTACTGCGAAGAGGTTGAAGCTTTAAACCGCAGGCCGCATACCACGGCGGATATTGCCGCTTTGAAGTCGAAATACAATATTCCAATAATAAAGTAAGGGGAAAGATATGTTAAAGGTTACTTGCAGCGGTGCATTCCGCAACAACGGAGAAATGAATGATTTTTCCGATTTTGAAATGATTATGCCGGACTGTCCCGACGAGTGGATTAAATCCAATTGTATTAACCGTTGTTTTGTCCGTATGGGCGAAAAGGTATTTAAAAAGCGTATTGACAGCATTCACAGTTTGTACGTTGACAATGTGGAACGTAATTATACGCCAAAGGACAAGGACGAGAAAGCCGTTAAACTGAAACCGTCATGCTGCGGCAAAAAGATTAAGTCGTTGACATGGGACGAGTTGCAGGATTTGGCAATTATGTTTTGCCTGCGCGAAATTCCGTTGTATCGCGAGGGGGATTTGCGCTGGGCGCGGGAAATTGCCTATAAAGAGTATTGTTCGAAAATTGCCGGGCAGAAATTAAACGACGGTTTTAATTTTGCGATGGCCGTTGATTTTGATATTCCCGATGAAGCGGCAAAAGTTGCCGAATATAAAGGGAACGCCAAAGAAGTTTTGGCTGGTAAGGATATTGAGGACAAATTATAGGCAGAAAATTTTACAAGCCGTCGGATAAGCTTTGCCCCGGCGGCAGACAACCTCGGCCGGAGGTTAAGCGGCAGGAGAATCCGTTAAGGACAACTTTCCGATAAAAATAAACGTTTTAATTTTTATTGGAGAAACAACATGGTGGAATTAGCAGGGAACGGCGGCATTGACCAGGCTGCCCTTACCCAGTTCGAGCGCAATTTTATGATGCTCGCACAGCAGAAGCTGTCCAAGCTGGAAGCTTCCGGTGTGGTAAAATATCTGGCTACGGACGGCAAATACAACACTTTGCCGCAGATGGGGAAAATTGAACTCGTCAAGGTTGTCGGAAGAAACCCGAAAAAACAATATACCGATTACTCGGTAAACAACAGAATGTTGCGTAAACACCGTTTTACCGCGACCGTGCTGTTGGATGAAAAGCATGATGTCAACGAGTTGATTACCGACCCGACGTCGTATATTATGACCAATCTTCTTGCGGCGAAAAACCGTGTGATTGACCGCGTTATCTGTGCTTCGGCTATCGGACCGGTGCTGATTGGTTCGCCGAACGGACCGCAGGAATTCATTTCAGCGGCTGATGACGGCGTACAGACGGTTGATGCGACTTCTGGCGTAAACTACCAGACCTATACGTCCATTGTTCAGACTTTCGTCAACAGCGAAATTACAATGGATATGATTTATCAGGCTAAATTGCTGATTACCGGTAAGGAAAATACGGCGCTGATGAACGAGGACAAGTTTATTAATAACCGTTATATGCCGGGATATGCGGTGGAAAAAGGTTTTGCCAAGCCGGGTGCGCTGGACTTTATTCTGTTTGCCGGTTCGGCAACGGGCGGCAATACGGTAACAAATCCGATTTTGCCGGAAGAAACGACTACCCGTCATTGTCTTGCGTTGGCGCCGGATTCCGTAGCCGTTTCTATGGAGCTGGCTCGTCTGGCGGTTGAACAGTCGGCAACTCACGTCAACTCAAAAGAACTGACCATCGACTTCTGGATTAATGGTATGCGTACTGAAGGCGCGCGGGTCATTGATATTAAAACAACCATTTAAGGAGAAAAGATATGGCGATTGTTGAAAATCCGTATCATACGGCAAAACCGCTTGACCCGATGTTTACGGTCGGGCGCGTCTTGCGTACCGTGCAGGCGCAGATTGCAATTACGGCGTCTTCCGCCAATAATGACGTGGTTATTCTGGCTAAAGGCGTACCGCCGGCAGCCAGAGTGGCGCGGATTATGCTGCCGAAAGGGACAGCCGCATTGACCGGATGCACGGTTGACATCGGGCTTTATAAAATGTCCAAAGGCCTGAATGATAATGCGGAAACCGAATATACGGCGGTGGACGAAGACGCTTTGGTTGACGGGCAGTCGTTTGCCGAAGCTTTGGGTAATATTGATATTGTCGGGGCAAATATTTCAAGCTTTGACGCAACAAAAGATTTGGCAACGCTGGCTGGTGCTGCTGCGGGAGATTTTCCGGCAGAGGGCTATGCTATCGGCGCCAAACTGGTTGCTAAAGGCTCGGTCAACGGCAATATTGAATTGGATATCCTGATTGAACAGGATTAACGCGAAGGGCGGGGCTTAAAGCTCCGCCTTTTTTCAGGATTTGGCAATGGTAAGCAGTAAAGTTGAAATTTGCAATCTGGCTCTTTCCTGTATTGGCGACAAAGGGTCGGTTGAGAATATTGACGAGCCGTCAAAACAAACGGAAATCGTGTGCGCCAAATGGTATGACATTTCGCGCCAGACGGCATTAAAACAGATGATGCCCAGTTTTGCCCGCAAAAGGGAGTATTGGGCGCTTGATGTTAATGGCAAGCCGGATTTCGGCTACAGGTATGCCTACAAATACAAAAACGACTGTCTGAAAATTCTCGGCATCGGAAATTTGTATGAAAAGCGCAACGATTATGCGGTGGAAGGCGGATATTTGTTTATTAACGAACATTTTCCCGAAGGGCTGCCGGTACGGTATGTCAGGGATATTACGGACGTTACTAAATATACGCCTGATTTTGTACATCTGTTTGCATGGTTTCTGGCTCGTGATATTTGCACGGAATTAATGGAAAGCAGTGCCAAGTATGCGGAAATCGAGCAGATTTTGCCAATGAAAATTATGGAATATTGCGGTGTTGACGCGCAGGAAAACAAGCCGATACGCATTACCCGTTCACGGCTGATGCGGGCGAGAGCCGGGCTTTATCCGTTGGGGAGAAAAGCATAATGGCGCAGCTTGTGATAAATAATTTTACCCGGGGAAAGCTTGACCACGATTTAAACGGGCGTTTTGACCTGCCGTTTTATTTTAACGGATTTGAAGTCTGCCGCAATCTTATATCTAATTATAAGGGAAATATTAAATTTCGTACCGGGTTCAAATATGAAGCGCAACCGTTTAACAATACCGAGCCTGTGTTGAAAGAGTTCCGGTTTAATACCGAACAATCGTATCTGCTGGAGTTTACCGAAAACAAGCTGCGTTTTTATACCTATGATGCGAATGGCAATTTCGGTTTGGTTTCCGGCGTGGCCGGCACGTCTCAGCCAAAATTCACTTCAAATTCTCAGGACGGTTACGAAGTTTACAGTAACTCTTATCTTCAGCCTTATAAAATATTTAATGGCGAAGGTGATGATGCTACTTTGGGCTATAACTGGACAGGAATGACTTTTCAGCTGAAATATCCTGAAAAAGTGGCAATCAAAGGGTATAGTTTAAGATGTGTAAATAATGAGTTTTCATATATTTATCCTACAGCTTGGAGTTTGCAGGGTTCAAATGACGGTAATACATGGGTTAATATAGATAATCGTACAGAACAAAAATTCTCACAGGGTGAAACAAAAAAATATGACGTTAATAATGATAAATTTTATTTGTATTATCGCATATATTTTACGGATGGTGTGAGAAGTTATCCGACTGAACTTGATATGTTAGGGGGAATTTCTTTTATAACAACGACAGATGAGGCCGGAGTTATTGAACTTGACACCGGAATTACGCTGGAACAGGCAAAAAAACTGCAAGTTACCCAGAATGCAGATGCCATGTATCTTACAATGGATGAAATTAATCCCAAAATTTTGAAAAGAGAAGCTGCTAATGTATTTTCCATTGCCGATGTATCTCCTAATGGCATCAAATTTGATGAAACCGGTTATCCGGCTTGTGTTACTTTTTATTCGGCGCGGTTGTGGTATGGCGGATTTTCAAAAAAGCCGTTGACGGTTTATGGCTCTGAAGTGGCTGAATACAACAATTTTGTTATACCTGAAAGCAATATTGACGATGAAGACCCTCTGGAGTTGACGCTGTCAGAAATTACAGACCCGATAGAATGGATGGTCGGAGGCAAGACAAACCTGTATGTCGGCAATGCCGAGGGGATAACGCTGATTAACGGCGGCGGATATGAAATTCCGATTACGGCAACGGAAGTCAATGCCGATTTGGCTAATAAGGAAGGAGCTTCGCGGGCAGTACCGACGCAGAAAGACAGTCAGGTTTTTTATATTTCAAACGACAGGCGCAAGGTTTATATGTTTGATTATGATTTGCTGACGGAGAAATTTTTATCAACGGATTTAAACTGGCTGGCGCAAGACGTAACGCGCGGAAGATTGAAAGAAATTCATTATAAACGGGACGATAACAATATTATATATGCTTTGCTTGATAACGGGCAGATGGCCGGGCTTTTGTATAATTCCCGCGAAAGCATTATGGGGTGGTTTCCGCTTGAAACAAACGGAACTGCTACCAGTATGTGTACGGTAACGCGCCCGGACGGGAAAGACGACCTGTTTATCGGTGTCAACAGAGCTAACGGATGGAATATTGAGCGTTTGGCTCCGGAGGTCGAATTTACCAGCTTTTACGATACGCCGTATTACCGGAAGGACAAAAACAAGCAGGTTTATAACAGGCTGATAGCCGAAGAGCTGAAACAGTGCGTATATCTGGACAATGCCAGTATTGTCAATTACCTTCAGGAGGTATCGGTTACTTATGACGGAAACGGGACGGTTACGGCCGATACGCAGATTTTCTCTGAAGAACACGTCGGACATTACATTGTTTACAAAACCGAAACCGGGCGCGAATACGGTTATTTCCGCATAACGGAATATATATCGCCGACAAGCGTTAAGGTAGAGCTGGAATCGGAAGGATGCTATCCGAATACCTGGGGGAGATTTTATATTTCTTTTAACGAAGTAAGCGGTTTGGAAGCCTTTAACGGGCAAAAGGTTCCGGTTGTGGTTGACGGCGGTTATTTGGAAGAATTTGAAATTCAGGACGGGAAGTTGTCGCTGGGGCGCGAAGCGACGTCAATTGTTGTCGGGTACGGATACGAGGGGATTTTGAAAACGTTTAACTTGGGATTCTACGCCAACGGCAAGAATTTGCAGACGACGCACAAAAGAATCAGCGAGTTTGTTTTGCGTTTTGTTAATTCGGCCGGCGGAAAAATCGGTACGGATTTAGATTCCATGCAGGAAATTCAGTATTTTTCAATAAACGGTTTTCTTGACCTTCCGCCGTTGCCGATGGACGGAGACGAAAAACGGACGGTTCCTGATACAACGGCTGAGGAAAAATACATTTATTTGGTTCAGGATTTGCCTTTACCGCTCAATTTAACAATGATTCAGTATAATGTGCAGTTCTCATGATTGAAGTTTATAAGTACGAAGAAACGGATTTGGACAGGATGACGTTCAACCGGTGGGCTTGGCCTCTGAAAAGTAAAAAACAAATTAAATTTATCAAAAAATATCTGCTTCAGACCTTTGCTTTTACCGTATATGACGTAACAAAAGATAAGCCGGTTGCTATTATTGCCTTTCATTTTTATGGGAAAGGTATTGCGTATGGTATGCTGATAGGGGATAAGGAATATTCTAAAAATCCGAAATATACGATAGTTACGAAGTGTTTTTGGGAAAAACTTATAAAAAATTATAAAATTGAATATGCGCAGACGGTGAGCGAAGATACGCCGGAATTGAATAAATGGCATGAATTTTTGGGGTTTCACAAAGAAAAGTCTCTGCCCGGACATCTCCGCGGCAGGGATTTTATTTTATGGAGTATGTAAATATGGGTTTAGAAACGGCTATTTTGGCAGGGCTGAACGTTGCTTCTGCCATCGGTAATTACAATGCGGCCAAGAGCGAATCCAGAGCCATCGCCCGCGCCGGTGAAATCGAGGCGCAGAACAGGGCTGACGAAATTAAAAAACTGGCGGCACGACAGCGTGTATCTTATCTGAATGCCGGGCTGGAGCTTTCCGGTACGCCGGAAGCGGTTGTGAGCGATACGTACCAGACAGGAATTGACGACATTAATGCCATTATCGGCAGCACTAATCAGACAATAAAAAACAATCTGAAAAAGGCGCGGGCGAATCTGTTGGGCGGATTGGCCTCAACGGGTGTGAGCCTTTATTCTTCCGGGGCATTGAACGGGTTAGGCAATACGGGGATACAAGAGAGCGGCGGCGGCTTTTCTTCGGGAACCGTTAACGGGGTGTATAAAGGAGGATACGGATGGTAAGGATACCGACGACAGAGCGGCAGTTTTACAACACGACGCCCAAAGTCAATACGCTTGCCGTAACGGCGGATGCACTTCTGCCGCCGTCCAAGCAATATACACAGACATTAAAGAACCAGCAGAAAGTCAAGATTGACACCAATTCAAACAAAGCGCGGGCGGATATTGACAATTTACAGCACCAGTGGCAGCTGGACAATCAGGCGAACCCGGACAATCCTAAGGCACGGGCTAAGTTTCAGGCAGGGATGCAGAAGATTTTAAACCAATATGGCAGTGAAATTGACCCGATTGCACGAATGGAATGGACTGTTGCGGCAAACCGTATAAAGTCGGCTTATGACATAGCCAACAATGACTGGGCGAGAAAGCAAAAGGCAGAGAATACAAAGCTTGATGTAGCGGAAAACATTAATCTTAACCTTGATATGGCATACAAAAACGGATTGCAGGGCAATGTTTTGGGAGGTTGGGCTAATTTGGACAATTCTTATCGCCAGCTTCATTCGTATGCCTCGGCCAATATGGGCGAAACGGAAGCAAAGGCTTTGCTTTCGGATTATCGGAGCGATTTTACGACGTCTTTTGTTAATGGCCTGATAGAAAGCAATCCCCAAGCGGCACTTGATTTTTTGGACAATGAAGACAACAGGAAAGCGTTAAAATATGAACGGAAAGTCGGCTCTTTGCGGAATTTGGCAGAAAAGCAGCTGAAATCGTACAAAACACAGATTAAAGAAGACTTTAATTTAAACAAGAGCCTCGCTTTTATCAAATTTTTGAATGAGCCGACTTTTGATAATTTGGACTTTTATGCAACCAATTATGAACCGCAGATGAGCGATGAGAAATATAAGCGATTGGTTGAACACGTGGAATCCCTGAATAACAACGCGGTAACTGAAAATCCCGAAGTCTTTTTTGCCGGGATTAAGGCCAATGCAGATATGCCGACAGGAACACCGCAGGAAAAACAGGCTTTCTTGGACAGCACGGTTAAGTATATTGACGGGCTGTACAGCTCGAATCGGAGCGGCAAGCTGCGCCGGGAGGATGTCGAAACGTTAAAAAAACTGTCAGTCGGCATGGTTGAAAACGAAGAAATGAAACAGCAGCTCAAGTCTCTTCCCGATGGTATGGAGTTCGGCAGGATTTTGGCCAACGTTCCGCTTCCGCAGCCTGAAATTCCGCAAATAAGCGATATTGTGGAAATAAAAGACAACAGGGCAGTTTTAAAACCAAGAATAACTTCACGGTCGGGACTGACGCGAAGAGTAAAGGAAACAAAGAAAAAAGAGGAGGAAACAGCCGCACCGATGCCGGTTATTTACGAATCGGAAGGCGAAGCAGAGGCCGCGCTTGACGAACTGAAAGAACTTCCTGCCGGTACAGAAAACGATAAAAAGGAAGTTTTGCGATTGGCACAGGAAATATATGCGGGAATTTATAAAGGGTCAATGTCTTATGATTTGGGCGATGTACAGGATTTGTATGACGAATTAAGCGAAATTGCGGCTGATAAATTGTTTTCTTTGGGAGAATTACCGCAGACCGGTATATGGGATACGGCAAAACAGTCTTGGCGGGAATTGTCAGACACCGAATCCATCGGTCCGGTTGACCTGGACGAAGACCGCAGTTCTTTTCTTTATTATCTGAAGGATGCTTTTTCGCCAATGATTGAACAGGCGGGAAATATTAAGCGGAGTATCGGCGTATGGGGAACGGCGATGAAAAAAAGGGCAATGATAAAACAGATAGGGCGCGAGACATTACACCAGATGCTAGGACATATAGTAAATGGTGATAAGTTGAAAGCAGATGAAACTTATGTAGCTGGTAGAGAAAAAGCAATCCGGGCGTTGTATTCAGATATTCCCGATTTGCAACGCGACGATTTGGAAGCAGGCAAGAGTTTGGTAACGATTAATGGGCGTCCCTACAAATTTATGGGGTACACGTCGGATAATATTTTGGTGGAGGTGTTGTAATATGGGAAATGTTATTTCGGTAATTGACGCTTTGGCAGAAGAAAAACAGACCGGGGAAAATGCCGAACCCAAAATTATGACGGCCGACTTGGCACAAAGCCTGTATGCGGGAGAACTAAGGGTTCCGGTTAATGCAAATATGCCGCGTACCGGCGCAATGACAAACTTCATGTATGGTTTTATAGATACCGCCGATGCTTTTGTAAATGATACGCCGGAACAGATTAAGATTTTAGGCGGCCAGTATGACGTCGTTATGGGCGGGCTGAAAGGCGATGAGGAGAGAATTAAGCGCGGCCGGATGAATATGGATACAGCCAACCGCAATTTGCAGTTTAATCAGCAGCAGCGGGATATGCTGACGCCGGATGCCGCGAAAGATACGTTTGGATATGCGTTGGGCAGCGGGGTTGCCAGCTATGGGACAATGGTTATCGGCGGTTATGGGGGAAGCTCGGCCGCAAAAGCGCTGGGCGCATCGGCAAAAGCCGCAAGCCGTGCAACAGGAACTGCCGCATACGGTACAATGGCGGCAATGGAAGTCGGCGGGGAAGTACAGGAACGTGCAGACAAATACGTTGCAGATACCGGCGATGAGGAGTTTAAGAACTACGAACCCGAAAAAGCGTTGGAAAATCTGGCAGCGGAGAGCGCATACGGCGTAACTTCCGTTATTTTAGAAAAGTATTTGGGTTTTGGCGAGCAACGCAGGCTTTTTAATCTCGATTTGGCGAAACTGAAATCTCCGACTTTACGGGCAACGGCAAGCCTGACAAAAACCGGCGTTAAATCGGCAGTATCGGAAGCAGGAACGGAATTTGCCCAAAGTCTGGCGAATATGGGAATTGACCTGATTGACGGTACGATGGACTGGGAGCAGGTTCCCGACCGGCTGAAGCAAGAGCTTACCGGCTGGGCTGCTGCTGCGGTTATTGGCGGGACAGCCGGTGTCGGCGTAGGCATATATAACCGTTCGCGGGGTATCCGGGCAATCAAGGAAGAGATAAGAGGAACTGTACCGGATGCCGATTTGGAACGGACGGCAAGCGCAATTTTTGACAGTGCGGCAGAAAAGATGGCTGACGTTGTTTCGGTCGAACTGGAATTGTCTTCACAGCTGCGGAATAAACACGGGTCGGTTATGGACAGTATGCAACGGGCTGTTAAACAGGCGGTGGATGAAAGCGGTGCTTTTCAGGATGTCGATGAGGATATGCTGGCGGAATATGTCGTTGATACGTCCAAACTCTTTGCAGACCAAGTTTTGGCAGAAGCCAATATAAGGAATGTTCCGATTGAGGAGGTTATACAAGCCTCTGATATTGTCTATGAAAATGGCGGAATAAGGCTGAAATCTCAAACGGAAGGAGGCGAATCCCGTGTTTTGGCAGACAGTTCTGTTAATGTCGAGGGAGAGCGAACTGATTTTGATGATAAGGCAAAAGAAGCGGTGGCTGAAGTTTTTTCTAATCCTCAACCTGTTGAAACGTCAGTGGAAGAAACAACAGAAAATACTGTTTCAGAAAACAATATTGTTGCAGAGACAATAGCTCCGGTACTTAATGAGACGGCTGAAGCTCCCACTGCTGAAGAAAACAGCATTTCGGCAGATGCGGCAACATCTCAAGAAGAAAATATTGCGACTGCTGTTCTTAACGAAGAAACTCCGCAGATTGAAGAAAATGACCATGCAGAAAAAATAGAGGACTTTGGCGAAAAAATTGAAGGCGCAAGGAAGGATTTATGGAACGGATATAAAGAAAAATTATCGGATGAACTGCCGGAAGATAAACAGAAAATCAAATTGTCAACGTTTTTTCCTGAACCGGATTATGAAACGGCTATTAATAACGGGATAAACATAGATGTTTTATCAGCGGTTAAAGCCTTGCATGACGCCATGCCGCCGAAACCTAAAAAAGCATATAAACTTGATAAATGGGTTGAAAGCCTGAAGAATGTACGTTTATTAGCGAGCAAGCTTTTAAATGGAGAAATTGACATAAAAAGTTTTGATACATTATTAGACAATGGCGGTTATGTTTTAAAACCGTTTCGCCAAACAGTAGAAACATACAGAATACTGGGGTTTCCAGAATTTACAAAGGCAAATGGCTATCGTATTGAGAGTGATATTTATAATTTTGCAGAAGGGAGACAGCTGGAAAAACCGGAATATCGTTATAGAGTAATGAAAGGAAACACCCCTGTAACACGCTTTTTTAATGATATACAAGATGCAAGCGATGCCTTGCGCGATATTATAAATAATAAAACTTCTGACAAAAAAGTAAAACTTGACCTTTACCAAATCCGGTCAACCGGGGAATTGGTTATTGGTAAAAAGGTTGCTTCAGGGAAGTTTATTGATTTAAAGAAAGGATTTTCAAGTATAAAAGATGCTCGCGAATATATGGAAAGCCATGAAGACGAGCTGATTGCGGAGTTGGAAAGAAAGAAGACGCTGCCTAAGACGAGGCGCGAGGTTAATGAAACTCGTATTGGCGAAGAATATCGTAATGGGAATATATCCCCGGCACAATTTTCTGAAACTTTTGGCTTCAGAGGGGTACAGTTTGGAAACTGGGTTGAACAGTCAAGAAGAGCGGATGACCTGAATCGTGCGTATGATGCGTTAGTTGATTTATCAAAAATTTTAGATGTTCCAACGCGTGCTATTTCTCTTAATGGTACATTGGGATTGGCTTTTGGGGCGAGAGGAACCGGGGGAAAAGAGGCTGCTGCCGCGCATTATGAACCGCTACAGGTTGTTATAAACCTGACCAAAGAACATGGAGCCGGGAGTTTAGCTCATGAGTGGTTTCACGCATTAGATAACAGTTTTGGAGTAAAGACTGATAATGACTATATGTCAGAAATATCTTTTACACTTAGTGAAAATGTGCGAGATGAAGTAAAAGATGCCTTTAAAAATTTAAAAAAGACGTTGGAGAAGTCCGGCCTTTATGAAAGGTCTAAAGAACGCGATAAGACGAGGTCAAAGGATTATTGGAGCACTGGTCGGGAAATGGCTGCCCGTGCTTTTGAAAGTTATATTATTGATAAAGCTGCCGAAAGAGGAGTGAAGAACGACTATCTTGCAAACATTATCGGAGAAGCAGACTATAACGACAGCGATACTTTTGCTTATGTAAAGCAATCTGAGAAAAAAGAAATATATGCAGCTTTTGATAAACTATTCGATACCTTACAAACGAGAGAAACAGATAATGGGGTTGAATTTTACCAGCTGCCGCAGGAAGCTTCCGACGCCCAAGGCAAAGCCGATATAAATACGCCGGAGTTTAAGGAGTGGTTTGGCAATAGTAAGGTTGTGGATGAAAAAGGAAAGCCTCTAGAGATGGTTCATTTTTCTTATAATGAATTTTCTCAATTTGATAAAAGTCATGCAGGAGTAAATAACGATGAATCTTCGATAGGTTTTTGGTTTGCTGATAGGGACGACTTTGCTTTTAATAATGAAAGATATCCTATAAGGTATGATGTTTATCTTAAAATGGATAATCCTCTTATTATAGAAGGAAACGGAACGGAAACAAATCCATGGGCAGATACTGATATTGATAACCTTGATTCGTACGCAAAATTTGAAAAAATGTTTAATGACCTTATGTATCAAGACCCCCAAATGTGGGATGAAAGAGTATATGAACCTATTTATGGCGGGTTTGAAACGCAAAAGGTTAAATTGCGTTTTTCAAACTTTTCGGAGAAAAAACAAAGAGAAATCATAAAAGGCATTATTGATAAGTTGAAAGCCCAGGGATATGATGGTATAATTATAAAAAATACTCGGGTTGACTCGCTTAATCCTGATGAAGGAATAAATCAGTATGTTGTTTTTGAGCCTAACCAGATAAAGTCCGTATATAACCGCGGGACTTGGAATGCCGGAAATGACAATATTTATTATCAAAACGCCGAGCAGGTTTTTTTACCGACAAATCGGGATAAAAACACCTATATAAGCGATTTACGGGCGGCCGAGCGCGGGGAAGCGGGAAACGATTATAATATAAGGTTAGGAGCATTACCGTTAATTTACCAAAAAATTGGCATAAAGAATAAACCTGTTAAAACCAAAAAGACAATTATTTTAAAAGATACAATATCTAAGCATGATGTTCCTATGAATGTAGTGGAAAATTTGCTGGAACTTTATTCTAATCCGCTTATGATATTTAAATCCTTAAATACCTCAACAAATCCTGATAGTTATGTTGCTGTTTTGGACGCGGTTGATAAAAACGGAAGGCAAATGATTGCCGCACTTTCTCCTTCTAAAAAAGAGAATGGGTATCATCTTATCACCAGTTTTTACGGACGAAACAATATCGACAATATGATAAAAAGGGCATTTGAAGAGAAAAAAGTCAGATATATTCGAGATAAAAAAAATGGCTTGCTGACTGGACACAATGCCTATCTATCGCAAGCTGATGATAATATACTTTATAAATCGGATATTGTCAATAGTTTTATGCAGCAGAAACCGCAGCCCAAAGGCTTATATGACACCAGTAAAGGGGTTATTAAGATATTTGAAAGCGCTGATTTTTCTACGTTGCCGCATGAAATAGCGCATTATTGGCTTGATAATATGTGGAGTTATGTCAGAAGCGGTAATGCAAGCGAAAAATACCGTCAGCGATGGAATGTCATAGCAAACTGGTTGAATGTTAAACCGGAACAAGCTGTCTTAACAAGGGGACAGCAGGAAAAATTTGCCCGCGGTTATGAACAATACCTCTTAAACGGTGATTTGCCGACACCGATTATCAAAGGGGCTTTTGATGATTATGACCGTTGGTTGAAACGGGTTTACGGCGACATGAACCGGCTTAATGTGCGTTTGAGCGAAGATGCGGTGAGATTTTTCCAGTCTATGACGACAGGTATTCTTCCGCCGCCAAGGATTAGACCTTCAAGAAAACCGCGTGAAAAAATGACAACTGCGGAAAAACTGCGGGAACAGCTGGGATTGCAAGAGCAGGACAGGCAGGAAAAAGAAACAGTCAAACTGGTGGAGGAGATGGAAGTGGCACGTCCGAAGCCGGACAATATTGACGCAAGGACTGTAATTGTTTCTAATATTACAGAGGGAGAGACAGGAAAAAGCCGGGTATACAGCCGCGAAGTTGAAAGAAATATTGATGCGTTGCAGGAAATCGCCGATATTGACCTAGATTACAATAAAATCAGGTTGGAAGAGCAGGCGCAAAGGGCTGCCGATTTTGTAAAGAATAATTTGGAAGATGCTCGTAAAATTATAGACGGCCGAAAATCAGCCCCCGAAAATATCCTCGATACGGCAATCCGTATTGCCTATGAACAGGAAATGCTGCGAATCGGTGATAATGCCGAGTATTTGCGTGCGCTGAAACTGCATTCCAGCTTGCAGACGCTGCGAGGTCAGGAAATTGTTGCCGAAAGGATTTCCACTAAGGATATAGCCAGCCCGACATATTGGATAAATAAACTTGTCGCACACAGAACCTATAAAGCAGCATCTAAGATTTTTAAAGGATATGCGGAAGCTGTTGGCGGAGACAGTCCGGTTGATTTGTACAAAAAAATGATAAAAAATGAGACTGACCGGATTACAAAAAAAGTTTTAGCCGAAAAGACAAGAGAAGAGCAGCAAAAGGTATTAAATGCGGAATTGAAACGCCTGCGGTATGAATATGGCACAGGCATACAGGGCGAATTGTTTCAGATGCCGCTTGAGCCGTTAAATGCCAGAAATGCAAAAATGTATGTTCGCGAAGCTTTGGACGACATTTTCGGAACAACGGTGTCGCAGGAAGAGGCGAATCAGATTATCGGAAAAATCGGAGAAATTGAGAAAAGTATTGTTAATACGCTTGATGAAACCGGCAACCCAAGTGTGCAGACGTGGCAAAAAATAAATGAGATGAATAATCTGGTTGAAAGTTTGACGCCGTCTCCGGCTTTGCAAATTGCGACATCTATCGTCGGCCGCGGGATGATGTTGTTGTCAGTAAAGTCTCCGGTGCTTAATGTTGTCAGCAATACTGAAAATATTTTAACCGAAATGCTAATTCGCCGGGCAGTAAATTCACTGGAGGGCGGAGCATCTTTTTCGGCGGTGGATAAAAATGTTGAAAAGGATTATCTGGCTTATGCTGATGATGTTTACAGGGCAAGCGGATATAACGTATCAACAACGGAAGGGTTGGACGCAGCAACGGTTACACTGGGCGAACGCAGGATAAGCACGCAAGGGGCTGGAAAATTCAGAGCATTTGCCAGAGGTGTAGAAACCGGTGTGTTTAAGTATCTGATGGGTTATCCTGATTCACGTGCAAAAGATTTTGTTTTCAGCGATACGGCGGCTTTAGAGGCGACAACTATCGCACAAAACGAAGGATTGAGCGGAGAAATGCTGTCAAAAAGAGCAACAGAACTATATAGGGATGCTACCAGAGTTGCACCGTTGACAGAAGAGGGAATGCTTATTCGTGAAAAAGCAATGATGGAGGCAAATGTTGCAACATATACCAATGATACGGCTTTCTCAAAATTTGCATTGGGGATTCGTGAAACTTTAAATAAAGTTACAGGAAATGTCCGCTTAGGCGACCAGCTTATGCCGTTTGTCAAGACACCGGCGAATGTTGTGGCTTTGGGCGTGGAATACAGTATTGGCGCAGCATATCTGATTCCGAATCTGACGACGGTTATCCGTGATGTTAAAGCCGGAAAGCTATCAGCTAAATCCAGAACGGCAATTAAAGCGGCAGTAAGGAACGGATTGGGGGTTGTTTTAGCGATGCTGATTGCAATGGCGTTAGACCCGGATGATTATACACCGGACTATGACGCACTGACGATGTCGGAAAGGAGGTTGGCACTTGAGAAAAATGCAGTGTTTAATTCTATAAGAATCGGTGATAAATATATCTCCTTAGATTATTTCGGTCCGCTTGCGGTGCCTTTAACGGCGGTTTTGTCTGCACGGAGAAGAGGCGAAGTTGCTTGGTTTGGGTATGCTAAAGGTGTTGCTTCGCAATTGCAGAAACTTCCGGGATTACAGGAGTTTTCGGAAACGGTTGACGCTATTGGGAGAGCTACAAGCAATAAGCCGGAGAAGACAGTTAAGAATTTAAATAATGCCTTAATTGATTTTGTACGGGCGCGGACAATTCCTTCAATTGTTAATGATTTGGCTAAATCTATTGATACATACGAACGGGAAACCAGCGCTGGCACTTATGATAAGGCAAAAGCCTCTATTCCGGGAATACGCGAATCGCTGCCGTTGAAATATACAACAACGAGTAAAACTCCTAGGGAAACAGAACCGGCATGGAGTACCGTTTTGTTTGGTGCAAGGGTTAAAACGGCCGCTTCTAATCGGGTTATTTATGAGATAGACCGGCTTTACAAAAAAGGTGCAAAACCGACGATAACGGATGTTACACGCAGCGGAAAACTTTCTGAATTAAGCGAAGCAAAGCAGCAGAGAGTAAGAAAAGAATTTGCCAAACGCTATTATGCAGAGGTTTATACGCTTATCAGGACGAGGGCATACCGGGCAAAGGATGACGAGCAAAAAGCTGCGGCAATAAACAAGGTACGGCGGCAAATTATTGAACAGCTAAAAAAAACATATATACGATAGGTTAACTTAATTTAAATCTTTATATGTATAATAAAAACAGTTTTGAACATTCAAAAGGATAGGAAAATGAAGAAAGTTTTGTTTTTAAGCGGGATATTGCTGGCTTTTTCAGTAAACGCGTATGCGACAGGAACCCGATATTATGTTGCAGAACCCCAGTATTATACTGCGAAAGCAAAAACTTACCATACTACAGGGGCGCGGCCGTATATTGGATTAGATTATGTTAATTCGTCAATTGGTATTGACGATAAAGGCGGACTGAAATGGGAGCAAAATTTAAATGCTTTTGCCTTGTCTGTAGGAGCCAGAATAAACAAACACTTTGGATTTGAAGGATTTTATCAACAGTCTGAAGAGGGAGAAAAAACAACTTCAGGGATTATTAAGACGACAGATGAATATAAAGCTTACGGTGTTGATTTTATAGCGTATACACCTATTACAAATAATTTGGAAGCCTTAATGTCTTTTGGTATAGCCAATTATGAGATAGAAGCCGCCGCAAAATTATTTGGGGTGAATGCTGTTGAAGGTGATGATGATGGTATAGGTTACAGAATGGGAATTGGCTTCCAGTATAATTTTGACGAGCATTGGGCTGCGCGGTTAATGGGACGGTATGCCGCAACTGATATTGATGATGTAGACCATATTATTGATATTACGGCAGGTGTTCGGTATCATTTTTAAAAACCTATTGACAACTGACATAGTTTAGTATAGTTTTTACTAAGATGAAAGAGTGCGCTCTGTAAGGACGCGCTCTTTTTTTATGGAGAAAATAATGACAATAGCAAACAATTATGTTCCCATTCGGCAGGAGGCTAATGGGAATACGAAAAGTTTTACTTTTGATTTTCGGGTACTGGATGACGATTATCTGGTTGTTTATCAGGAAATTAACGGTAAACAGACTGTTGTTGACAGTTCAGACTATACCGTCAACGCGCAGGAAGTGGGTGGAACTGTTGATTTTAATACAGCACCGGCCGCCGGTAGTTATATCATCATAACAAGAGATGTTCCGCTTGACCAGTTGACACCGTATCGGACATCAAGCGGTTTTCCGGCAAACAGGGTAGAAGAAAATCTTGATAAGCTGACTGCTATAACGCAGCAGTTAAAAGAATCTGTCGACCGCGCGCCGAAACTTCCGGTCGGTACAGCAGGCGTGGACGTTACTCTGCCTTTACCTGATGCGGGGAAGGCTATAATTTGGAATGATGCCGGAAATGGGTTTGTTAATTCCAAAGACAATTTTGATGATATTGTGGCAAATGCGACAGAGCAAGCTAACATAGCAACACAAAAAGCGGCTGAAGCTTCAGCCAGCGCGTCAGAGGCAGCAGAGAGTGCAACAACAGCACAGCAAGCGGCAGATAAAGTTGATGCAAATATGGCTTTTCTTCCTTATTCGCTGGAGGATTTTAAGATAAATCTGGCAATGTGGACAGCAAATAGCGGAAATTATCCGTTCAGAGCTACAGTTTTGAAATTGGTTTATAAAGAAGCTCCGTCTGATAATTTTACCGGTCTTGTTTCTTTTGCCGATGAACAGATTTTGTCAGGGAATTACGCTCCTTATGCGGATTTTTCGGCAACTGTGGGAAATGGGAATACAACATTAAGGGCAACGATTTATGCCAAAGAGAAACCGCAGGCAGATTTCACTATTCCTGTTATTATGTGGTTTATGAAAGGGGCTTGATATGCGCGGGATAACAAATGCGGTAGTTTTGCAGGGCAGCGGAGGCGGCGGCGAAACGGTTTTTGCGGTAAACCAGACCGGAGAGGAGGTTGTTGCGGCAAACAAGCAGGTGTATCTGGTTCGGCAGATGAACTTTGAAACGAAGCAGTGGTCAGCATCTGGTTATAATAATGTAACCAATAATCCGCCGATGGTCAGATATTTTACGGATAATAATTTTATTATTTCAAAGGATTTATGGCGTTATAACGAAAACAGCGACAGTTGGGACAAAGAGGTATTTTCAAATATAACTTTACCGTCTTTTAGGATAATCGACATAATTGAGGGAAAGACCGTTTACAGTTATTATTACATTCGGAGTGGCGATTATTTATCATGTTCCATTTGTGATTTAAATACGCAAAGACAGTTTCCCAATTCTATGGTATGGCTTGGCGACGGGTTGGCTCTGGCAATAAATCCGACTTCCACCAAGGTGGATATTTATCCTTATGATTACGAAACAAACACGGTTGATACGACAGGAGAGCCGTTAATAATTTTGAATATGCCAGTCGAGCAATCAAATACTAAGTACAGGGTTATTTTAGCAGATGGCAAGATATTGTATGCACATGACAGTGTTATTGATGTTTATGACCGGACAACTTACGGCCTGATAAGAACGGTGCAGTTTCCCAATGCTTTTATGCTTTACGTTACAGGATTTGAGCCGGGAGATTATGTATTTGGCACGGATAGTACAGCCTATTACAGATTAGACGACTATCTGACTACGGTAAATACGTATAAAATTACGGAGAATTATTCTCTGGAAGCTGTCAATGACCCGTTGTTCAGCAAAATGAAAGGGCAGAAATCAGCAATTGTCTATAACATTGAAACAGGGGTTTTGCAGATTGGCTTTGTTGAGGACTTCGGGGCGAAAATCTATCAGTTTGACAAGTCTGATAAGAGCTGGTCGGACATAACGCCGATTATAGACACGTCGGCTCTTGCCGTTCCATTAGATGATTCAGTCGTATTCCTTTCTTTGAGTGCTGACAAAACGCTTGCGGCATATTCTTACAGATATAGCAGAGCTGGGGCAACAAGCCGTATATATCCGTATTTTTTCAAGTTGGAAACGACAACCGGAGAATGGTTTGCTTATAATCCTGATAAGAAATATGTCATTCCTTACCAGACTTTGACAGGCTACACGACGGGTAAAACGCAGGACGGCAAAATAGAGGTTGCGACGGTGCTGCCGCCAAAAGTTTCTTTGACGGTCAATGTAACGCCCGACCCGGATACGTTTGAATTTACGGGAGCAGCAGAATGACGACATATAATGAACAGGTTTATGCGGGAATGCCGTTTCAATATAAAATCGTTAAAGACAGGTATTGGGATAAGGTTGTCAGCAAAAGCATTACGGTTGATACGGTGGATGATGTAACATTGGAGCCGTACGACGGGGTTACGATTACGCAGGACGGTTCAATTTTGACAGTATCGTCCGGATTGCTGCCAAACGGGAACAGTTATGCGGGTTATAAAGGGGTTACGGCGCCTGCGGGCAAAAGTTATCTGGCCATAGATAGCAGCCGCGTGTATGACGGTTTTACCGCAATCGGAACGCCCCTTATAACCGGCAGCGGAATTTTGCATGATATTGCATCCAATGCTACATTTAAGACGACTTTTTACAATCAGTCGTATTTCTGGGAGATTTGTGTTGCGGTACATACGCCGGAAACGTTTGTTGGCCAGAGTTATCTTTTCGGCAATGTCAGCACGAACCGGGCGACACCGCAGCTTTGTACAGACAGCGAAGGGCATCTTATGCTTTATCTGGCAAGTTCGACTTCGAGCTGGGATATTGCCAACGGTGTTGTTTCAGAGCAGGCGTTGGCGGCAGATACGGATTGTGTTGTTAAATTGTCATGGAACGGTACAAACTATATTGTTACGGTTAATGACGCCGAATATATAAATATTGCCTCAGAACAGGTACAGTATTCGACCAATTCCGAACAGCTGGCTTTGGGGTATGATTCCGGGAACGGCGTCTGGACGGGAACGATAGATTTAAATCAAACATATATCAGTATAAATGGTGAGAAAAAGCAGACATATACTGATTATTCGGAAATCCTGCCGGGAGCTTTGACGGATGATGACGGCACAATGCAGGACTGGAACTGTTTTTACGACGGGGAAACCGAGTTTAACAAAGCGCAGAGTATGTCCGGTAAGGTATGGCTTGGGCATAAGGTTATCGAATCGCACGTTACAAATCCGTTTCCGGCAGTTAATTTTACCCAAGTGGGGGAAGTTACATATTCGGGTAATGCCGCAACTTTTACCGACGGAAATTATCTGGTAGCAGACAAGAAACTGCCGAATGTTTCGTTTTTTCCGCAGAATTTTGATTTCACCGCCAAGATAACGCCGAAGACGCCTTCGGGATACAATACGGTTTTCAGAAACGCGACGACGAATGTTTTTTTCGGGCTTTACGGTGCGGCGTGGTGCGTCTATTCCGGTTCGAGAACGACCGGCGGTACGGCGACGGCGGATACGGCATACTGGATAAAAGTCCGGTCGATTTATGATTCCGAGACGAGTTCTTATACGTCGACGTTGTATGTTCTGCCAGACAATGGCTCGTATACTTTGGAAACATTGCCGGCCTTAGCGGAATGGGAGCAGGCGGTGCAGGTTGCCGCCAATGTGTTTATGAGCGAGGAGAATTTCTGGCTCTCCAACGACGGCAACGCGTCGTTTAACGGCGATATGCAGCTTGACCAGATTGAACTGAAAACCGGGGGCGTTCCCGCATCCGGTACGGAGATAGACTGGGTGAGCTATTGGAAACCTTTGGATACGAGCGTGGTAACGGCATGAAGATATATTTTGGTGTTTGCGGCGAGAAGTACCGGGTGCTGTCGCCGCTTTTTTATAGCGGAATAAAAATTCCGGCAGGGTTTGAGTTTGACGGGGTTACGGTGAAAGCCCCGTTTACGTTTCTGTTTTCCAACAAAGATTTGCGTCAGGGGATTCGGGCAAGTTGTTTCCATGACTGGATGTGCAACCATAAAGACAGGTATCGGCGGGAATATGCGACCAACGTATTGGTGGAAATCTGGCGCGAGGATGGGCTGGAAGCCTGGAAAGCGTGGTTCGTGCGCTGGAGTGTCAATCTGTATCAGCGGTTGGGTGGATGGAAATAAGCTATGGAAGAGGAATATGTCGAATATATGTATCAGCGGTTAAAGGCAGATACGGCAATTCGGCTTATCCGGTCGTTTCCGCTGCGGACGGTCGAACAGGAAGTTCTTATTGACGGGTTGGTCGGGCATCGAGGGCGGCGGGGTTGGCAAAAAGTTTATGCCGGTGAAATCAACGTTGATGTTAAAACCGTTTCAAGACGGTATCAAAAAGCCCTGAAAGTGTCCGCAAAGTTCTTTACCGCTTATATGGCAAGGCTTTTGGAGCGTTCCGAATGTTAGAAATCTAAAGGTTTTTAACTTATTATGATGCACGTACCCTTAACTTGAAGAAAGTTAAGGGGCTTATTATTACTCCCGCTTTCTTTATTAAATTAATTTTAGTGGGGAAGCGTTATGGAAAAGATAAAAACCGAGGTTAATAGTATTCAGAACGGAAAGGGTAATTATTGTGAGAAAAGTAGTAATGGGAGGCATAGGCTTCCTTTTTTATTGAGCGAAAGGGCTGATATGTGCAAACAAAGAGTGGCGCTTGATATGATAGAGGCGCAGCACGACCACGGCGGAATGTCGAAAGCGATGTTGATGCTGCATAAAACGCAATGCGAGGATACGGAGTTTATGAATAAGCGAATTGACGAGATAGACAACAAAATTGACCGGCTGGAGAAAAAAATCGACGAGGTTATGGCAATGGTAAGCTCCGGTTCGCAGTTTGCCAAGAACTTAAAAGAGATTTTAAGCAATAAGGTTTTTCTGTATATTCTGATAACGCTTATTTGCGCCTGTTTCGGCGTTTCGGTCGGCGAAGTCGGGACGTTTTTGTTCAGGGGGTAGGTATGGCTGAAGACTGGGAAATGCGGCGGCTGGAGTTTCACGAAGGCTGTAGGCTCTTGCCGTATCGTTGTACGGCAGGGAAATTAACCATCGGTATCGGGCGGTGTATTGATACAAACCCGTTCACCAAAGAAGAGCTGCAAGCCGTGGGCGACTGGAAACACGGAATTACCAAAAATGCCGCGCTGATGCTT